TGCCTCGTTTAATTGCCTGGATAACTTGATTCTTGCTTGGTTTACGGCCTTCAAAATATTGTTCATAGATCATGATTAACCCTCCCATATTGAATAATTATTTGGCATACGTTTAATATAATTTTCTTTTTTAAACCCTTCCTTTTTAAACCTGTCTATTGCATCGCGCTTATTGAATCCATAAACATTGATAGCGTAAACCATTCCAGGCCAGTGTAAAAAATATCGTTTCATAATAATCCAGGGAGGCCTAAGCCTCCTCTGCCTCCTCGTTAGTTGATTTAGTTGTATAGTCCAGGATCTTTTGTGCTAGTGCTGAAGCCTTGAGTATATTCTTAGGATCATCATTAAGCACCTTGAGCCAGCTAGCGATATATGATGCATGCTGTAATTGGCCGTCGATCTTATTATGTGCGCATAGCATTGCTGATCCAAGCTCTGCGACTAGCTCCTCGAAAGCATAAGCCTCGTTCCCGAAACGGCCTGAGAAATCTCGATTCAATCGTGACTCGTGGCCAGTCCAGTGTGATAGCTCATGCAATGCGGTCGCATAATAGTCAGCACTTGATTTAAATTGATTGAGCTCCGGTAATTGAATATAGTCCATTGAAGGAACGTAAAATGCGCGATTGCCTCCAAATTTAAACTCAGCCCTTTGAGCTTTAATGAAGGCCTCGCATGATGCGATTGATTCATTCATGGTGCGCTCTGCAGGTGCTGGTAATTCTAACCCGTCGACTTGATCCGCATTAAATACAGTGTAAGTTTTAAGCATTGGTATTTTTTTGATCTCATTGGTTACGCGATCCTGCACTTCAAGCGGGCTGAAGTAGATCACTGGCACTCCCTTGGAGCCCTTGCGCACTTGAGCGCCTACGCTTTGAGCTTGCTTATATGTAACCCAGTAATCAGTGCCGGCTGGATACATTGATAGCTGAATGAAATTAATACCATTGTAATAACGTTTAGATATTGGATTGAATGGTGCATCTACTCCACGATTGTGCCATGGTTTAATCCAAGGTGCTGTCCCTGCTTCCAGTGCCTTGATCACGTTATCAGTGATCGATTGTGCGATGGATTGACTATTCATATTTGATACTCCTTTTTAGATAGTGTTATTAAATACTGCAAAATCAGGATACCTAATTAATTATTATTTGTCAACTATTATTTTACTATTTATTTACCGGATAGAATCCAGCCGGGCCTGATAACCTGATATGGCCAAACCCTACCCGGCCCCGACCCCCCAAAAACTAGGTAATAATTCTTTTTTCTTTCTTATACTTAAACTTGCACGAATAATCTGGTAAAAACTGAAATACCGGAACCTACCCCCTATCAAAAATAAAGGGCATTGTAAAAAAATTTCTACAAAAAAATCTGAAAAATCAGGGAGTTAGGCTAAATAGCCTTAGGATCTAGGTTATAAACTTCGGAATATACTGCTTTGAGTTTGAGGAAGGATTCCTCATGGAGGTGAAACTTAGGGTCTTTCTTTATATATAGTGCAAGATGCACCATTTCGTGTAACAAAGTCTGGAATATAGTCGTAAAATGCCCACATGCCATAGAACTTATTTCAATCTGCATCTCTACTTCGTCAAAACAACCATAGATACCGGGATCAGATATGACCTTGAACTTAACACGGGTAGACTTAGGCATTTTTAGTTTGTTAAAAGGCGGCAGTTTGCATGCCATGTCGTAGAGATGAGCTAGGTTTTCCGAGGTTAACGTGGTGAGTTTCATAAAAACTCAGAAAGACCAAGTTAAAATCAGAAGAGCAAAGTCGGGTTGAGTAAAAAGTAGGCTAATCATGGTAGTATTTTACCAAAATCTAGGTTACAATCACACACAAAGCTGCAAAATTCAACAAAAAGGTGTATCAGCGACACATGCAACAACAAAATATCAATAAAAATCAAAAAGATAGCGGTAATTCCCACGTTATTATCGTGCCACACATAGAGGACGACGTTCCTATTCCGACAGACGCTAAAGATGCCATGCCTGACATGAGTGTTAACGACGAATTAAACATGCGGGCTAAGACAATCAAGGAAATTTCGGACATTAAGCAGGAAAATATAGAACCTGGTTATAGCGATGTAGAAAACGCAGAAGAATTAGCGAAAGAAATGATGCAAAACCCTGATTTAAAGCCTGAATTTGGTATTTATCCTAATGAAACGATGGCAGTCTTAGCAGGCCTAGTCGCACAAACCAACTGCATGCTGACAAAGCAACTCGCTGACTACAAATTATACGTCTTAAATAACTTGGTCAAAGTCGTTGAATCGACTGACAATGCAAAAGAAAAGATAGCTGCGTTACGTAGTATAGGCGAGATAGACGGTGTGGATGCATTTAAAAAGAAAACCGAAATTACACACAAACATGAGACGATGGAAGAAGTTGAGACCGAGTTATTAAAAATGTTGGCGGAGTTAAAACAAAAAGCGTTGTTGAAACCCAAGTCTCAAACAGTCGATGCTGAGTTCACAATGAGCACTAAGGAAACCACGAGTGGCCGAGAAGAAACCCAAGATCACTAAGAAGGAACTCGATGAACTTCAAGCCCTTGTTGCAGTTGCAGAGGATGAAGACAAAGTCAAACTACAAAAACTTCTTCAAGCTTATAAGGGCAAGGTTGTCGAGAAGTCGGGTAAAGAAACATTTTTAGATTTTATACAACATGTATACCCAGGGTATATGATAGGAGCGCATCATCAAAAACTTGCGAACATATTTGAAGCTATTGCCAGAGGCGACAAGAAAAGAGTTATTGTTAATATTGCGCCGAGACATGGGAAGTCTGAGCTTATCTCATATCTCGCACCTGCTTGGTTTTTGGGAAAGTATCCTCATAAGAAAGTTATTATGGCGTCTCATACCGCTGACCTTGCTGTTAACTTCGGTAGGCGCGTTCGTAACTTGGTGGGTAGTGATGCTTATAAAGACATATTTCCACAGGTAGAACTACAAGCTGACAGTAAGTCGGCATCACGTTGGGGGACAAACTTTAATGGGGAATATTTTGCAATTGGTGTTGGTGGTGCCCTCGCTGGTCGCGGGGCTGATTTGTTTATCATTGATGATCCACACTCTGAGCAAGATGCAAAACTTGGAAGGCCTGATGTGTTTAAGCCTGCTTGGGAGTGGTTTCAGTCTGGCCCTCTTCAACGTCTTATGCCGGGCGGCGCGATTATTGTAGTGATGACACGCTGGTCGAAGTTAGACTTGACTGGCGAAATTGTGAACCAGATGGTGAAACAAGAAGGTGTGGATGAGTGGGAAGTTGTTGAGTTTCCTGCTATTATAGAGAATAAAGATGGGGAAGAAGAGTCGTTGTGGCCTGAGTTTTGGCCGTTAAAAGAGTTGTTAGCGAAGAAAGCAGCCCTTGATGTCAGGTATTGGAACTCGCAGTATATGCAGAATCCGGTGTCTGAAGAAGGTGCACTGATCAAAAGAGAATGGTGGAATATATGGGAAGATGAGAATCCACCGAGTTGTGAGTTCACAATCATGTCTCTAGATGCTGCACAAGAAGCTTCGAATCGCTCAGACTACAATGCATTAACAACTTGGGGCGTCTTTTTTAACGAAGAAACCAATAACTATAATATAATACTATTAAATTCAATCAAAGAACGACTTGAGTTTCCAGAGCTCAAAGAGCTAGTACTTCGTGAGTACAAAGACTGGGAGCCAGATGCGTTCATGGTTGAGAAGAAATCTAATGGTGCCGCACTCTACCAAGAAATGCGTAGGATGGGCTTGCCAGTAGGTGAGTTTACGCCAGGCAAAGGACAAGATAAGATATCTCGTGTAAATGCTATTTCTGATTTATTTAGAAGTGGTATAGTATGGGCGCCTGATCGACGATGGGCTCGCGAAGTTATTGAGGAGTGCAATGATTTTCCTAGTGGTGCGAATGATGACTTGGTGGATAGCACAACACTAGCATTGATGCGGTTTAGACAAGGTGGCTTTATTAGGTTACCAAGTGATGAACCCGATGATATACCAGGATTTAAAAGCTCAAGAAATAGATTGTATTTAGTTTAAGGATAAATTATGGCAGATATAGATAAAAGTTTAGCACAAGCACCTAAAGGCATAGAAGAATTAGCAATGGGTCAACCAGACCTTTCTATTGAAATTGAAAATCCTGAATCAGTTACGCTTGATGACGGAAGCATGGAAATTACAATCGTTCCCGGCAAAGAAGTTGATGATGAATTTAATGCTAACTTAGCAGAAGATATGGACGAAGGTCAGTTGACTGAGTTATCTGGTGATCTTATTGGTGAATACGATGCCGATATTAATTCAAGAAAAGATTGGTTAACAACTTATGTAGATGGTTTAGAGTTACTAGGCCTAAAAGTTGAAGACCGCACAGAACCGTGGCCCGGTGCCTGCAATGTATATCATCCCTTAATGACAGAAGCGCTGGTTAAGTTCCAAGCTGAAACTATGATGGAAACATTCCCCGCAGCTGGCCCAGTTAAAACAGTTATTATCGGTAAGCAAACAAAAGAAAAAGAAGATGCTGCCGAACGTGTAAAAGATGATATGAATTATCAACTCACGGATATGATGCCTGAGTACAGACCTGAACATGAACGCATGTTATGGGGTTTAGGTTTAGCAGGTAATGCATTTAAGAAAGTTTATTATGATCCTAACATTGAGCGTCAAGTATCAATGTATGTTCCTGCAGAAGATATTGTAGTTCCATATGGTGCATCTAATTTAGAAACAGCAGAACGCGTAACTCATGTGATGCGTAAAACAAAAAATGAATTACATAAATTACAAGTTGCAGGATTCTATCGTGATGTAGATTTAGGTGAACCATTCTTAGATGTAGATGAAGCTGAGAAAAAGATTGCAGAGAAGTTAGGATTCAATCCTACAGAGGATGACAGATATAAGATCCTTGAGATGCATGTCAATCTTGATTTAGAAAATGGTGATTCTGAAGATGGTATTGCGTTACCTTATGTAGTCACGATTGAAAAAGGCACAGGTACTATTCTATCTATTCGTCGTAATTGGAATCCAGATGATAAATTAAAACAAAAACGTCAACACTTCGTACACTATGGTTACATTCCTGGTTTTGGTTTCTATTGCTTTGGTTTAATTCACTTAATCGGTGCGTTTGCTAAGTCAGGCACGATGATACTTCGTCAGTTAGTGGATGCAGGTACACTTGCTAATTTACCAGGTGGTCTTAAGTCACGTGGTCTACGAATCAAAGGCGATGATACACCGATTGCACCAGGTGAATGGCGTGACGTAGATGTACCAAGTGGTGCAGTGCGTGACAACATCTTACCATTACCATACAAAGAGCCAAGCCAAGTTCTCAATCAATTGATGAATCAGATCATCGAAGAAGGACGTCGCTTTGCATCAGCTGCTGATATGAAAGTATCAGATATGTCTGCTAATAGTCCAGTGGGTACTACATTAGCTATATTAGAAAGAACTCTCAAAGTAATGAGTGCAGTACAAGCGCGTATTTACTATGCAATGAAGCAAGAGTTTAAATTACTTAAAGGTATTATTCGTGATTACACAC